ACTAAATCTTCCTCCATCATCTGCAAATTTCAACAAATACTCGCCAGTAAAAGCTGGTACAACAACTTCAGTACTGGCACCAGAAATCGCATCAATTAAATTAGCTGAATTATTCCACGTTCCAGAGCCGTCTGTTTTACTGTTGTGCTTTATATAAACAAAACCACCATGTATTACATCAAGAGAAGTTGATCTGTTCCATCTTAATCTTATATTTTTATCATCTACAGGCTCAAATGATAACCCTGATACATTCTCTGGTATTTCTGATAAACCAGCAGCATCAAAAGTTGTTCTTACGAAACTACTGGACATAGTTCCCAAAGCATTGAAGGTATAAATTCTAAACTCGTATTTTCCTTTTTGACTATTTTCTATAGTGAAGTCAGGTCTAAAAATAATTTGAGTAGTAAAGTTACCGTTATTAAGCCTGTACTGAACTTGATATTGTGTTACACCAATGACTGTAGGCCAAGATATAGTTAAAAAATTTACTGCTTTATTCCTAATAACAACTATCCTTTCATCTACTGTTGGAGTATCTGGTAAAAGAGGTGGGTCATTCAATACAGATATTTTTCTTGGTAACAATGCAGTACCATCTTCAATATTTGCATATTTACCATCATTATATTTAATTGCAGTAATCGCATAATTAATATCATCCTGTTCTTCTACGGTTACGACTCTAAATTTTTGAGGTTTTAAATTTGTACTTTCAGCAAGCCAAATAGTATTGACATTAACTTTCTTAGTTGAAGTATCTGTAAAGGCACTTGTAACTTTAATCTGTTTACTATTTGTTTGTTGCAGTGTATTGGTTTCGGTCACGTCTATATTCTTCTGTTCAACAGTGCCGTCAGACATGATTACACTTATTTTTTGATCTGTTCCAGCGAGTGTAGATATTAAATTAGTTGTATCATCAACTGTTAAAACAGTATTATCATCACTTATCGAATTTATTCTGCCACCAGCCCTTTGTAGAGATTTCACTGGATCGTTTATTTCAATTACTGTACCAGGTCTAACGATAGAACCTGCATCTATTGAAGTTGAAAAACTTACAACCTCTGACTCTTCTTCTTCCGTAAATACAATAGCCTTTGCTAATCTCAAAGCTTGCTTCTCAGAAGTACAACCAAATGCTTTTACAGTCTTTTCAATCAATCCAAATTTAGCTATCCTTGCTGCTTGTACCGCATCTGTCGGATCATCACCATATACGGCATAATCAATCTCTCTTGTCTCATTATTAAAAAAGCTTACTTTTATTACTGTGTGCCTTTGTTTATTACTCGCACCAGAATAACTGAATCCAGCGTCAGTTACATTAGCAAGGTTAAATAAATAAGAAGCATCAGTTGGCCTGTCTTGTGTAATAGTGAGAGTTCCGCTTGTCCAGATAGGCATGCATCTCATTACTCCTGCTAACTCATTTATTAATTTGAAAGCATCATTACTATTCTGAATATTTACATTACAACTGAACCTAGCCTCTTCTTCAACAATTTCATTTGCATATCTGCTCGCAGCTACAAAACTCTGTATATCCAAAGTTGTTGACGTTCCATTTGAGGTGAACGTATTATCGGGATCTAAAAAAGTTCCAAATCCATATCTTGAGTTTGTTAATAAATCAAGAAGAATCATTGAAGGACATGAAGTCCATACAGCAGCACCCATAGTTCCATTAAATATATAGCCGTCTGGATATTGTATTCTTCCTGTATTAACATCCACTGTTGGAGTTCCAGATCCATTTGCACCCGCACCAGGAATCCTTACCTTTATGCCACGAATACGGTAGGCCCTCTCGGGTATCTTGCTGAACTGTTCACTTGAAACTCTTAAAGCATGATACGCACAGTCTGGGTAAGAAAGTTTATCGTAAAAAACCTTAGTAAAACTTGCCCATTCAAATTTATCTATGAATTTATCTGCATCTGCCGATGGTACGTCTGGTGTCTTACGGACTACTCTTACAAAAACTTGAGTAAAATCATTATTACCATCTAGATTAATAAGATATTCTTTTTGATACCTATCTTTACTGCGACCAGAAATAATTTCATTAGTTGCATTGTCATCGTTTTCATCGAACTCAGCATCAGAACCTACAACTGTTGCAAAATTATCTGTACCGTCACTATTTGTTGGACTTGATGGATTGGAACCTCCTACATAAGCAAGTTGTATTTTTAATTCAACACTAGATCCTTCAACATCTCCATTGTCCTGAAATTTCTGTATCTGAGGAAATTGTATAACAACTTTTACCGCATCCACTCTAGATGATGAATCTACGGGATTATTGTCACTAATTGATCTGGATACACCAACACTTGTAGAACCGTCTGGATTACTATGCAACACCTCAATAGGGTTTGCTAACTCATTTCCGCTTTCTAAGTTTAACTCTTCATCTGCAATACTTTGTATAAAAGTTTGATTACTGCTACCGAATCTTGTTTTAAAACTTACATCTCTAAAATTAAAATCTGAATTTTGTGTGTTTTGAGTTCTTGTTACATAATCTTCTGCACTTGTAGGTATGGCTAAGACTGGCGTTCCATCAAGAAACACATCGCTTAATGCCGAAGTTGTATAATTACTTGCTGACTTGGCAATACCTTTTTTAGATGGAGTAGCGAAACCTTCGATCTCTCCTTCAGATACCAAATCTAGAACAGTTGCAAACTGTTTACTTTCTAATGTGTCAGGTGCTCTATATGGTTGACGAGAACCTCCTCCAAAAAAATTACCAGCACCTTCAATTTTTTTCGTCATGTGGTAGTTCCCTCTGTTTCAACTTGTATTTGGTTCGTATCCACTGAAGCAGAAATAACTACTGATCCAGTTGTGATCTCTCCATACACTACAGGCAATGTAGTTCCTGGTCTAGCAGTATTTTGAATACCACTAAAACTAAATGATAGTCTAGGATCTGCTTCACCATCTGGAGGTTCTGGAAGAGGAAACAATATATCTGATACTCCACTTAAAACTAAAGCACCACCTATCGTTGCTAATCCTTTCTGAATTAAACCAACTTTGGCAAATCCTTTAGAAAATGCTACACCTAGTCCTGCTGAAGTTCCTATGGAAAAAAATGATAAACCTATTAAACTTGCCCCTAATAAAATTTTCCCAAAGTTACCGCCTGCTCCTCCAATTACAGGCACAATATTAATACTTGATTTTCCTACGGGGTGGGCTAATTCATCTTCTCCTATCTCCCGTTTATCTATTACAACTTTATAGTACTTATCTGACATATACTTTTCTACACCCTTAAAGTTATAAACCAAGAATCGCACTGCCTCAGCAGGACTGTTAATTACTACATCAAACTCTTTATGACCAACAAAGTCAGCTAAATCTCCATGTAATTTAAGAGTTTTCAACATATCTGTACCTCTTTGCTGTACATTTTAACAACCACAAACTATAAGGTTCTCTACAACTCAGTCTATCTGTTAAGTGATGTAATACCATATCCCCAAGATAAATTGCGACATGGTTTAAAGTTGGATGCATGATACTCATTAATAAAACATCACCCTCCTGTAAAGTTTCATCTAAACGTAATTCTCTGAAACCAGTTCTCCAAGCGTAGCTTTCAAATAAAGGATTTTCTAAAAACTCTTCTGGAGACATACTACGATCATAATCTCTAAGAATAACTCCTCTTTCCTTTTTATAATAATCTCTTACTAAGCTCCAGCAGTCTGTTACACCCCAAATCCATCTCCTGCCTAAAAGTTCTGGAACATAACCATCTGGTTCTCTATAAATCCATTTAGCAGTTCTAGGGTCAACTATGTACCACGGTAACTTATGCTTTTCACAGTTAACCTTATCGCTTTCACTAAACGCAAGAGTGGTTGTGGGATGACTATGAATTACAGCTATAACATCACCCAGCTTGGATGCTTTAACATAGTCGTTAGGGTCTAATATAAAAGTCTGTTGACAATTATTAGAAATATTTTTACAAGCAAAATAAACTTCCTTTCCTTTCACATTTAAAAGTAAGCCCACAGACTCATTGGGGGCATCTTCTCTTGCATGATTAAGTGCTTTATCTCTCCAATGCATTACACAAAAGATCCTAAAGATGGAAATAACTTTCTAGTACACTGTCTTTTTGGTGCTCTTACCCCTACTAAATCAAAGGCAGCAGCTAGTTCAAATTCAACAACATCTCTGTTTTCACTTGCTTTTCTGTCAATAGTATAAATTTCTCTAGGAAATTCAGCATCAGGGTCAGGTGTACCGAATGGATTCTCAGGAGGATTACCTCCAATAGGAGGAAAATTGGCAGCATCTAAAAAACGTGCCAAAGTTCTTATTCTGGTTACAGTCGCTCCCATTAAATCATTACCACTGGTCACCTTATTAACTAATAACAATATTGCTGACATCGTTCCCTGTATATTAGATACAATTAATTTTGGTCTAGGCAACTGACCTTTTTTATACGCAAATCCTTCTGCTGTTACAGGTATTCTTTGATATGTTTGATTATTCCATTGAATTTCGCCATTTGCATTTAAACTCGTTCCAGCATGAAATCTATAAACAGTATCCAAACCATCAGGGTTATTTTCCGGATAATGTAATTTTTCTTTCAACTCAAGTGTAAATAATTCAATAATTGCAGAAGGAGCAACACCCTGTATATCGCTGAAAACAGGTTTGTTATCTATTGTCATGGTTCAAATACCTCTCTAAATGTTGCCTGTATTGTAGCTCTATTTAAATATGGAATTGATTTAGACCACGACTCACATACAACTTTTCTGGTCACACTTTCTCCAGGTGGTGCGAAGTTAAAACTTGTAGCATTTCTATGTTGCAAATCTAAAAAATCTTCAATTTTTTGTGCATCGGCATTTGATTTTTCAAACCTTAAATTATAGACTTTAGGATTTTGATGTTGAGGTAAACCAAAAACTACTCTTTGTTCAAATCCATCGGCAAAACGTGTGACTCTGGTAAAAGGTGCAGACGTTTTAGTAATTCCGTAGGATGGAGTAGTGCCACCAGCAGAAGTCTGAACGTCATTGTCGTTAAACGTAGCCATTATGCAAGTAAACCTCCAGGTCTTTTCTGCTGTATTAATTCTGATTGTATAGCAACAGATAGAACACGACCAAGTTCTTTACCTCTTTGTTCATCACCTTCAACAGAAGAGCCAGAAGCGTCTACGTTTACTACTATATTTGTTGAACTACCTAACTCATTATTGGGGGTAACTCTGCCTGTAACTCCTGGTGTAAATAATTCTGGTCCACGCTCTCCGACAATATAAGATTTATTAGGTTTAGTAACACCCCCATCAGCAAAGAACCCTCCTATACCTGGAATTGCTCTAAGTAAAGAAGTCGCTCCAAAATCTATTAGTTGCCTTCTAATAGATGCAAATACACTGTTTGCAACCTCACCTAAACTCATTGTTCCCATTATGGCCCCATCTATAGCGTCTACCAGACCTGATTGAATTGTATCTGCTATTCCTTGATAAAGAGTATTAACTCTTTGAAGCTCTTCCTGCAAACGTAAAGCGTTCGCAAATTGTTCTCTTTCTTCCATGTTAATTTTTTCATCAAATTCAAGAGCTTTTCTATCAAATTCTCTAAGTTTCTGTTCTATTTCTGCTTTTCTGCTGCCCATAGTTAATGATTCATTAAGAAATTGATTCTGCTTTTCTACCGACTCTGTTATCTCATCGTATTGCCTTATTCTTAAATCATTTAATTCCTTATCTTTACCTTCTTTGGCTAGTGCCTCCTCTCTCTCCGCTATTTGCCTGTCTAAA